TCCGCCCGCTGCCCAGATTGCTCCGCCGGTGAAGTCTCGGGGGCTCGCCGGGTCGAGAGGTGATTTCCGGACGACGCGGCCTGGGCAAACCCTTGGCCATGGCATGAGCCTTGAGATCTTCATATCTCTGACGCTCGCGATCGGTAAGCTCAGAGACTTTCTTCTGCCTGGCATATTTCAAACTGCTCCTGGCCCGTCGTCGAACATAAGCGCCCATCCGGCCCAGGTTCCGCTTCTGGGCCCGCTCGACGGCATCCATGACCCGGCGACGGTCAAAGAATAAGCTGGAGACGCGCATCATGGACCTGCTGCCACGACCGCCGGTGCCGCGAGACTGCCGTGTTTCCATCATGCGTTTCATCAAGCCCATGGCGTTGCCTTCTCTAGTCGTTCGGGCCGGGGTCTGGCAGAGCGTACCAGCCTGCGGGGATGTCGATCACACCGGGGTAAGGATTGCCATCGGCATCCATGATCCAGACCTCAGCATTGCGCACTCGCTCGCGAATACGTACAGGCTCGCCGCTGGGAACGTAGATCACATCCTTCTGGCGGTGGCAGCCAGGCAGGCAGACCGCACCCGCCAGGACCGCCGCCATGAGAGCGACGGCCCAGCGGGAACGGACCTTATCTTCTAGCCGCTTGCGAAGCTCCGGTTGTCGGGCCGATTCCTCGGCCGTCGCCGGCTCACGATCGATGATCGCCGGCAGAAGAACCCGCAAGACCGCGATGATGAGTTCAATCACCCACTTCATCGTCCTCGGCCTCCGTGGCTGGTTGCGTTGCACTGACAGGACTGCAAGCCTGCACATCAGGACAGGCAATCTTCAACTCCTGCGTAGTCTCCAGACCTTTGTCGCTGTAGCCTTGAGAATTGGACCCGGCTACGCTTACCGGTCCGCTGCCTGGAGCGGCGATAATGTACTGCCCGTTGCATCCGCCAAGACAGACCATCATGCTCAGCAAAAGCAACGCCGCGACCTTGCCGGCTTTGCTCAATGCACCAGTGGCTTCGAGCTCCGCATGCTTGATCTGGATGCCTTCTTTCAGTTGCCGTTTTAGCTTCGCATCGGGCTCTTTGCCATGGGCCTTGTAGTAGATATGCACTACCCATCGCAGGGCCGCGTCAAGGCGCTGCAGGCTCTTGTTCGGCGTGTCGTCGGGGATTTCCTTCTCGGCCCACTTGACGGCCGAGATGATGCTGCCCTCGTAGGCCTTCCACGCGGGTTTGCTCGCGTAGAGCTTGTTGAGGCCCCACAGCAGCAATGCTGCCAGCGCCGTGATGCCGGCCGGGGAATTGAGAATGCTCCACACCACGTTGATGATTCCGTTCCAGTTCATCGTTCGCTTCCTTTCTCGACCTTGCCAAAGGCCTGCTTGAACACGTCTCGCATTTCGCCGATATTGCTTTTGTTCACCCGCATGCCTCGGCTTTGAGCAAACGGATTGAAATCCGCCGGCGTGAACTTTCGACCTTTGCCTGCATGGCACTGGGCGACAACCGCCATCAGCATCGCTGCCCGGTTCCAGTCATCACGGGCCCGGCCTTCGGTCATCCAGACCAATTCCCGCAACGTCAGGGGCTTGGGGTCGATTCCGACGATTCCGGCAAGTCGCCAGACATCGCGCCATGGATTGCCGCCATGGCGTCTACCGCCTCGATCTTCCGGGCAGCTTCCGCCACGCCCGCGGCGATGATCGCTGCCTGCTTCGTCACCGCGATCGAGCGATCGGTCCGGCCGCGGCTCCGGAAAAAATCCGACAGTTCGTCATAGAACGCTGCCGTCGCATTCAGCAGCGTTTGACCATCGAATGCATCAAACACCTTCTGTTCGGTAGTTATCTGATGCTTCTCGAACTGACCCCGCAGCAGGATCAGGAGGATTCTGCCCAGCAGCAGTTCGTCTGTGCCAATTCGCGTCAACAGCGGTGGGTCGCCCTGTTCCGGCTGCAACAGATCGATGCCCAGTTCGTTATTGATGGCCATTGCCGACCCGAGCGTCATGCAGATTTCCCAGCTTCGATCTTCGGCATCGGTGAATGATTTCATGCTCCACCTCAGATCGAGATCAGGGCGTAGTCCACATCAGCGTAATCAGCGCCTGCATCGATGGAGACCTTATTGTCGCCATCGCCATATACGGCGTTGGGCCACGGCCCCAGCAACGCGGTCTCGCCGGCGGCGACGCTGATGGACTTGTCATCAACGGCTTCGCCATCAACGGTCTTGGTCGTGGTTACAGTCAGCGTGATGGCGCCGACTCCACTGTTCACGACCAGCAGGGCCTCTTTGCCGGTCGTGACAAAGTCGTCGCCGGCATCGCTGGACGTCGTGAAGGTCAAATCGTTGGCCGCTCTGGCGGCGGCCTGCTTCGTCAGTGTTGCCATTGGATTGCTCCTTAGGGTTCAGGTTCGTTTTCAGGGTCTGCACGGTCACGGCTTCATCGTCGTTATGAAACCTCGTGCCACTCGACCCAATTGTTGAGCTTCACCGAAACGTCGGCGAGAATCGCTTCTTCCAGGCTTTCGTTCCTGGAGAAGTTTGTCACGGCAAAATCGCCGAGCGGGCCTTGTGCTCCGGTGACGTCCCGCTTCTGGTCAAGTATGGCCAGCGCGACCGTTCCGGAAGTCAAAAAGGCGGTCTTGATCGCCTCGAACACCGCATCGCCCGGCTTCCAGACCATCTGGAACTCAGCGGTGCACTCCCGCAACGTCGGGGCCGTCGCTCGCCATCCGGAATTGCCGCGCGTGGTGATGTCGGCTTCCCCGGCTTCAAGGTTCAGCGTCACGTCGCGGACGTTATCGACTTCGCTCATGCTGTTCGGGTCAGTCACTCCAGCCGCGGCCTGGTAGAGTCCTGCGTTCATGCCCAATACGAATTCTTCACTCATGATTCAGCTCCTTCTGATTGTCCGGCCAGCGTCCTGCCGGCACGTGATTTACAGCTTCGTTGCTTGGTTGCTTGGTTAACTGGTTCCTTCGTCTACAGTTTCGCCCTGCGGTCATTACATCATCACTTCGTTCGGCGTCGGAATCAGGTTTTGTTCTCGGGCGGCGGCCTCGGCCAGCACGGTCGTCATCAGCGGCCGGATCACACAGCCATCAACCCGGGCAACGCCGCTGAATTGGTCGATGTTGTCCTGGACCGCATCAACCGCCCAGTGAAGGCTGTGTCGCATGGCCGCTATCAGCCTGAGTCGTTCGGCGGGGTCGGACGATTGTCCGTCAATCGCCGCCTGCACGCGGTCGGCGAGGAATCCTTGGATTGCCGATGATTGTTCGTCGGTCAGTGTAGGTGAAACATACAGGGCTGTCTCATCAAAGGGACTCGTCATAATCCGTACCTTCCTTTTTCAAGATTGAAATTGATTTTTGGTTCGTCTATGGTCCATGGTCGCTTGTAGATTCTTATGTTGTCTATTGAGCCGTCGAATAGGCTAATCCCTGCCAGATTTGCCCCGATGTATAGTGGGTTCGCCCCTCCGGTACTGGGGGTGAGATTACTCGGCGTGCTATTAGACAGTTCGCCGTTGAGGTATACTTTTAATGCGTGCCCATCATAAGTTCCAACAATGAAATACCATGTATCCGCTGCTAATACTTCAGCGATTTTGGATTTTACCCATGTGTTACCTGACTTGTAAGCAAATGCTTGTGCAAATTCAGAGCTCGTGTGGTCCCAGCTAAAAATGTAGTTTCCCGTCCCAGTTGTGCTGGGTACTTTTGTAATCGTTTGCACAACAGATGACCCGTCAGGTGCAGCATTGCCGCGAACCCAGTGGACAACTGTAAATTGCTCCAAGTCTTGGCTGTCATCATCAGCAACAGTGACATAACCGTCCGTCCCGTCAAACACCATTTCTTTGCCGACGATGACTCCGCCGTTTAGGGTCGTTTCATGTCGATAACGTGATTTATCTTTTCCATCGCCAGCAACGTGCAAAACCAAATCATCGTCGGGAATGCCCTGCTGGTAGATGTATTGTCTTTCAGATTCGGATAATGCTCGATTGAAAACCATTGCTTCTTTGATGGGACCGTCCCAATTCGTTGTTCCAACCGTTGGATGTGTCCCTAGTAAAAACGCAGAAAAGCTATCTTGGTCAAGGCTCCCGGCGACTGGTGTGGTATCGGATAATACGTTGTCTACATATAACTCCAGGCCACTGCCATCATAGACTATCAAATAATGATGGAAGCAGTCATCAAGACTAACACCCGTCTCCACATTGATGTCTGTGCCTTCAGCCCCGTCAAGCCTAGCCTGCCCTGTAATATATCCAGTAATATTATTGTAATACAGGGCAAATGTCCCGGCAGAAGTATTCGCCCGGTTCAATAAGAATATATTGTTCGAGGCCGTCAACGACGTGACGTTGCTCTGAGCCCACAATGAGACGGACATCTGCGGAGTGTTTAGCGATGCATCCGTGCCTACGTCCACATCCCCCGTTCCGTCCAACACAAACGCCCCGTCTCGGTCAACGTAGGCTCCGCCTTCTAGCGTGCCGTGGTTGCCATTGCCCGACACGTCATCCGCATTGTCGCCGCGCTGGAACCCCCACGCCCCGACCAGACCATCCGTGATCGGCGGGCGCTTGAGGGCGATAGGCTGCTCTGGCGGACGGCGATGTGTCTGCGTGACGGTCATCAATTACCCCCGTAGTACTTGACGGTGTACGTGCCGTCCGTTCGCGCAGACAGATTGGCCCTGATATATTTGAACCGGCCTTCCAGCTGCGTCAGCGTGCTTCCGTTGCCGGTAATGGCGTCGGAGTCCACGGTGACCCAAGTTGTCCCATCGAGCGAAACCTGGAAATCGACCGTTCCGCCAGTTGATACCGATGACGCCGTGACGACGAAGGTGTGGTGCAAAACCGATGACGCATCCTGAGTACTGGAGGCTCCAGTCGCGGTGACGGCATCCAGCAAAGTAGCCTCGACCTCAGTCGCCATGTACGACGCGACCTCGTTGACCTGGAGGGCATTGAGCCCGGAATTATATCCGGCAATGACCTGCCTGCCATATTCGTCCAGCCACATACCGACAGGGTCGCCGTCAGACACAGCGGCCGGCGTGCCCGTCTCCGCGACAAACCGCAGGCCCGTCGTCAATGCGTTGGCGATGCTCAACAGCCGCGTGTTCGACGTGCCGATGCTAGAGTCAATGTCCGCCAGCGTGTCCTCGCTGGCGGGGTTCACGCCGTCGCCGGCGATGTCCTGGAGCTTGATGTTTTCGACGTTGACCAGGTCGGCGGACAGCTCGACGCCGCTGGCGTCCACCTTCAATCGGCCGGAGTCGATGAGGGCGGTAAAGGCTTGTTGTATGGCCGAAATGTCCTGCTCCAGCAGTGTGAGTTTCGTCTGCTCATCGACCGTCATGTCACAACTCGTCAGTGGTTTGCGAGTATCAACCATCGTTTCACCTCAGGGCTCGATAGGTCAGCGTCAGGACGCTGGTAAATACGTTCTGGCTTGTAAGATGCTCCGGAGAATAAACCGGCTGATTCTGGCTGTTGACGTAACGAGCAGGTACAGCTTCCAGTTGACGGCGAGACAACCGGCTGTCAATCGTCTCGACCAGGTCCAGCAATTGCTCGACCTCAGCGTCGCCAGCGATACGCTTTTGAATGCCGATATCGACAGTCACATCATGCCGGTTCCGCGATCGATCGGCGATTTCCTGCTCGTTCGCTTTGGGGAACACTGTCACCCGCAGCGTGTTCAGTTCGTCAATCTCGAACGCGGGCACGAGTTTCCGCTCAGGCTTGAAGCTGATCCCGAACTCATCGGCGGCGACGTCTGCTTCGAGCGCCGTAACAATCGCGTCTGCAATATCAATGACCATGCTCATGTCTCGATCTCCACGCCCAACTTGGTGGCAATCGCCGCCTGTCTCTTGTCAACCTTGTGCAGGAGCTCCGCTGTTTCCCGGAGCCACAGTTCCCGGCCGTGACAGCGTTCGTTCGTGTACAGCTTGAATTCGGCCAGGTCGCGCGACACCTCAGCACACTTCGCGTCAACTTCAGCGAGCTTGACCTTCAGCGCATACACGCTGCGAATGACCCACCAGGCCATGCCGCCGAGAATCGCCAGGGCGGCGACCAGCACTCCAATAGCTTGCCAATCAATCTGCATCGCCTACGTCCTTCGTATGGATGCGGAACCGTGTTCGGTATCGATCCGACCATCGCCAGCAATCTTCATTGCCAATCGGCAGGACCTCATATGCAGTGCCCATGGCGACAATCACATCGCCCTTGGCCGGCTCAAAGCCCAACTCGTCGGCATTGATGAGGAAGTCCACGACCTGCATCGTCATGGTCATGCCGTAGCCGTCCTCGACCTCCGCCTGCGTGCTGCCGAACGTTGCATTGACGCTCAGTTCCAGGTGACCGTGACGGTAGGCGACCTGGCTGGAGCAGTGCGCAATGCGCTGCTGCTCCAGCCATTGACTTCCCTGTCTCAATAGGTCGCCCATCACCCACCAACCGATCTGTTAAGCCGCTCAGGCGGTGCTGACGATCGTGTCAGGATCGCCGATCACTCGCCACACGTAGGCCGCAGCCTTGGCGACTGCCTGGAGGTATACGACCTCGCCCGTGTTGGCGAATGTCACGGTGTCGCCGTCATCGCAACCGGTAACGGTCACAACGCAGTTGCCGCCATCGGTCTTCATGCCCAACTGCAACTCCTGTCCGCCGAACGTCGGGGCGGCCAGCGTTCGGGTCTCGGCCCCTTCGGTCACGAGTTCCACGCGGCCGGAGGCCGTCACGGGAATGGCTTCGCCGTCGCCGGGATCGGCAATCAGGTTGTTCAGCCCGCCATAGTGCTGAACGGTCACGGACGGCGATCCGAAGAGCTTGATCTTCGCCGTGGCAGCCGAATCTGTCGCAGCATCGACGAACCATCCGGCAAACGTGTTTCCGGACGAGGTCGCCGTAAAGCAACCTGTGCCAGCCGTGCCATCCACCGGGTTGCCATCGGCATCCCAGTACGCAGCCGCACCAGCATTCTTGACGACGGCGTCGTGGACAACATCAAAGATGCCTTCGGTGTACAAGGCCCCGAGGGCATCGGCAGTGATCGCCGCCTTTGCAATGCCGACCATGTTATTCTGGACAACAACTTCGCCAGCGTCCACCGCCGAACTCGGCGTGTAGTCAATGGCAACTCCTGCTTGTCTGTAAATTGCCTGCATGTCTCTGCTCCTATGCCAGAGTAGTTATCGTTGATTCACAGCTGCGCTTACGCGCCGCCCTTGCTCTTGACTGCGCCTTGCGTGTCCCACTGGGCAACGCCGAAGTCGAGGTATCCACGGAACAACTTCCCGAGATATTCGCCGCTGACGGGAACTTCCTCGATGGTCGGACGATCGACGCCGTTGAGGAACGCGACAGCGAACGGACTCAGGTAGCTGGGGTCGCCCCACAGATACCAGGCCGCGTCGTCACCGTTGGACGAATCAACCGTTGCCGACAGATGCGGAACGACGACAGGCTCGAACTGCCCTTCGTAGTTATTCGCATCCGCATCGACTTTCTTGGAACTGCCTGTCCCGGTGGCGATCACGTTGGAGGCCTTGTAAAGCCGCGAGGCTTCCGCACTGAGCGCGGGCGGGACGACCATGTGCTTGCCGGTGACCATGACCGGCTCGCCGTCGCTGTCAACCATCTCGGCGAGCTTTTGAGTGGCTGCGTCCAAGCCGGAAATCCCCAGCACCGTATCAGTGCCGGAGATGTAGTTTTTATTGCCGGACCCAAAAAACGTAGAGGTGTTGGCCTTGACCAAATCCCACGCGACAGCCTCAAGCCTTCGTGCGGCATCCAGACCGATTTTGGTCATAAGAGC